TGTATTGCCTCTTCAAATTTGTTCATTGTTATTGGTTTATGTTAGTATATGCTTTCTCAGCATTATTCGAGTCTGTAAAAACAATTTTTTTATTTTTATCGATCAGTGATTTCTTTGTAGGCACTGCTGTAGATACGGCAGCATTTAAGTCATGTAAAAAGTTCCCTGTATCTAGCACGTCTACTCCTAGGTTTTTATAGTCAGAGTTGGTAATTACTTTATAAGAATACTTTTCTCCAGTAGGCCTTAATTTTTTAGCGAGGTTTGTACTTATATTATCAGCTCCTTTTGCTAAGTAGGACGCACCTCGAACTACCCTATTGCTCGATCCTGAAAGAGTTCTTGCGTAGGCTACTGGTGCCCCGGTAACTTTGTTTATGCTTGAGGTTATTGACGCTACTCCATCCATTGCTTTTATTAAGCCTACAGTAGGTTTTCCAACCCTGTTTAGTTTGGCCATTCTAAATATAGTCTTGGCTTTACCTATTACCGGTAGAGCTCCTAATATATTAAGTCCCAAATTTGTAGCGGACCCTTTTCCTGCAACCATATCTTTATAGGCATAGTACACATCGGGATAGGAAGATATTCCAGTAGGGTCAAATATCTTAGCAGTTTGCACAAGGCCGTTGTCGTTAACATTTCTAACTGCATCCCAATCCATTTGCATGCCGGCCTGTGCTTTCATTACGCGCTGCGAATTATTATAAGGTACAAGAGGACTCGATCCCGCGACAGGCGGCGAAGCCGAAGGCACTGACGGAGATGAAGCCACGTTGTTCATAAGCCAGATCAGATTTTTATCAGAGTAGTTTCTTTGAAGGCGTTCTCGACTGAAATTCTTGGAATTGTTTTTCAGATGTTCTTTCGTGAAGGTCTCCTTGCCGGCGTCGTACACCCCTTTCTGTTTCAGCATGTACCTGTAGGCGTCGATGTCCGCCTTGTTTTCACTGGCTCTTTTATCGTGGTCGTTTACGTACGGAAGGCGCTGGCCTCTGCCAATAAGCTGTCTGTTGTCGTAATCGTTCATGATATTATCTTGTGATAAGCCTTTTAGATCGGCTACACTTGGATGAGAAAACTCATGTGCTTCTACTTCTATTGGGCTAGGCATGGTCATTCCTGGATATCCTTTTTTTAAATCATGTAGATCAGTTTTATAATCTATGTTGACTCTTGAATTATCGAAATGACTACCGGTGCCTGCAGGGACTTGGAAAGACATCAAGGCCTCACCCAGTGTTTTTCTATATTTGTTTAGCCCGGTTTGTTCTACTTGGCCAAGTCTTTTTTCAACTACTTTAGGTATGGCTTGATATCCGCTACTCTTAAGTCGCGCTGCGTATTTAGAGGACTGGATGTATTCTGTCTGGAATTCTTTGGGAGTCTGACCTCCGGTCTGTAACTTGGCAGAGGCGCTTTTATTGTTATAGTAGATCATGAGTATCGTGGTTCAATGTTGTTTGGAAGGGCTTTCTTTTTATTTTCAGATACGGTGTTCAATAAGTTTATTACTTCCTTGTCTGAGTAGATTCCTCTCAGCTGTTTTAAAGCATCGAAGCCACTGTGTTGTTCATCTTCAAAATTTTGGCTTTTCATATTGTCATATATTTCAGGAGTAACTTTTTGCTTAAAGGGGTCGTAAATACTGCGCTCTTTAGACTGAAATCGGACGTCATTTAATCGCGCTCTTGTTTCTGTAGGGTCTGTGACATAAGATACCCATCTTCTTCTTTCAGCTCTTTCATTTGGAACTATTTTATTAACTGCACTATAAGCGCTATTGGAGAACATTGCTATTCTTTTTACATCCGTTATGGGCAGCCTTTCGCCTGTACTTCGGCCAGTTCTGTCGCTTGAGTGCGACATCTCATGCACTAGAGTACCGTTAGTACCTACACCTTTTCGGAATACTCGAATACTGCCGTCCGAATTTCTGGAGTCAGCAGCAGTGTTTCCTTTATCTCTATGCATGTAGCTTGCTTGCGCGGAGTATAAATCAGCCTGTCTTCTTTCCGTTATTTTTTGGAAGTTTTTAGGGGCGCTTGTTTTGATCATTTCCATATACCTGGGTGAAGCCATCCACTCGTTTAAGTAGGCTTTTGCTACTCCGGCTTTTTCTTTAACAGTCAAGCTATTTGCTGCTTCTTGAGTTGTAAGGAGCGGCTTTATTTTTGGAACGTTTGTGGACTCGTTTACTCTAGAAGGAAAACTTTGTTTTAAAGGGGCTATAGAGGCTTTTAAAAAAGGCGTTACCGGAGTTGTTTTTTTCATTGGTCCGCCCATAGTCCTTACGTTTCTTAGAACAGCGTTTCTCAATCGAGCATCGTTGTTTAGTAATATAGCACCCTGTTGTGCCGCCTGTACTTTTTGTTTGCTATAGTATATCATATCGAATGTGCTAGTACTTATTATAATACTAAAAATCAGGTTTTAAAGAAAGCAGAAACCGAGGCATATAAAAAAAGCCTTGCTTGGGGCAGGGCTTGGTTTTAGTAGGTTTGATTTTGTCTGGTTATTTGCTAATTTTTGGATCGTCGCAAAAGAAACGATATAGAATAATACCTATAACTACTCCAACAGTAAAAAATAGCATATACATAACAAATGGTTTGGGACTACGAATATACTAAAATTAATATAATAACCAAATTTATACTATTAAAATTTAACTCAAGTTTTTAGTACGTGTTAGCTTATTAAATAAACAGTAGGTTTATAAGTGGGAAAAGGTGGTCTCGAACCACCGACACCCAGATCTTCAATCTGGTGCTCTACCCCTGAGCTACTTTCCCTTAGCAATCACCTGAGGAATCGAACCTCATCCATGCAAGGTGTTGGAGACCTGCTGCATGCCATTATGCTGGCGACTATTTTACTGTAGCAACTTTTGACAATCATAACAAGGCTCACTCTTAAGTTGATATCGTTTAGCAAAGTGCTACAGGCAATTAGCCAAAATACCGTCTAAAAACGCGCCATATTTTTTAATATCTTTTATAAATAAAACATCAAACCCAATAGGTAAATATTTGCCATCAAATCCATAATGCAAAATATGCAAATAAGTATCTTCATCGTAAATTTCAACATATTTACCAACTTCATTTGTAAAAGATAATTTTATACCTAACCTATCATCATTAACTTTATCTCTGTTTTTAGTTGAAAAACCACGTTCAGTTAATTGACAAGTAACTGCCACTAACAATGGTTTTGACTTATCGCTACATTTGGCTAAATTTTCAGTTTGTTTTGTACTTGTATTCATTATGTTTACTTTAAAATTAGGTCTTATTTTATTGGCAACAAGATAGAGCTACAGCACGCTACAGTCTGTAGATTCTAGAACGCCGGGTGAGATTCGAACTCACGCTCTTCAGTTTTGCAGACATCTTCCTTGGACCACTCGGACACCAGCGTATTTTGCTCTTGAGGTAGGATTTGAACCTACGGCCCTCCGATTAACAGTCGGACGCTCTGACCACTGAGCTACACAAGAATATTTGTAGAAGAAGTGGGATTCGAACCCACGGTGCCATATTCCATGCACACTCGTTTAGCGGACGAGCTCTTTCAGCCTCTCGGACATTCTTCTGTTGCGGAAGGTGTAGGACTCGAACCCACACGCCAATTACGACTAACGGTTTTCAAGACCGCATCCCTTAGACCAACTTGGATTAACCTTCCTTTTATTGTGAGAACCCGAGGACTCGAACCTCTCCCCGTAACAAGACCGGATTTACAGTCCGGCTGCCAGATCCAAGCTGACTTTGGACTCTCTTATTAAACAAAAAAAGCCCTGCATTTCTGCAAGACTTTAATTCGATGATTTATATGTTGTTCACTTTATCATACGATAGTCTTGCTCGGTCCGAAGAACCAAGAATTAAAACTATTATATGAACAAGAAAGTGTTTTCATTTTATTTTCTAAGCTGTAAATATACTACTATAACACATACGGTGCAAGTATTTGTTAAAATAATTAGTTGCCTCAACGAGATTCGAACTCGTGACCTATCCCTTATGAGGGGAGTGCTCTACCTACTGAGCTATGGGGCGATTTGTACAGCAAGAAGGATTCGAACCTACGACCCTCTGGGTGTAAACCAGATGCTCTGAACCAACTGAGCTATTGCTGCATAGATCCCAAGACAGGGCTTGAACCTGCGACATCTTGCTTACAAGGCAAGCGCTCTACCAACTGAGCTACTCGGGAATGTTGCGGTACTGAAGGAATTCGAATCCTCAATCTCTCCCGTGACAGGGGAGCGTCATACGCCAATATGCTGCAATACCATTTGTTGCGAAGAGTGGGATTCGAACCCACGACCTTAGGCTTATGAAACCCACGAGCTACCGCTGCTCTATCTCGCAATATATTCTGTGCAGCAAGTGAGATTCGAACTCACGATATCCTGATTGGAAGTCAGGTACAATTGACCAACTATGCGATTGCTGCGTTTAAATTTTGTAGAAGTAGCAGGGCTCGAACCTACGACAACCCACGTATCAGGCGGGCACTCTACCAACTGAGTTATACTTCTATTATTGTGGAATAGACGGGACCCGAACCCGCAACCTCCTGTATGCAAAACAGGTGCTCGTCCAATAGAGCTTCTACCCCAAAAAAAAGATCCCTCTATTTCTAGAAGGATCTTTGTGTTATTTTATATGTGCTTTCAATTTAGCCATACCACGTAGATCCTTCCAAAGCCATATCGGCCCCGGTCATAATTACTACTGCTATGTTTATTGCTGTGTTCACTGAAAGTGTTTTTGTTTTATATTGAAAGCCAAATGTAATACAAGTTGTATTAACTACCAAACTTTATTTAACTTTTCTTTAGTATATAATTTAATGTGCCTTTGCTTGATATGTCAAATTCTATCATTGTATTTTTATAAGATGCTCCGTTATTTATGTGCCACTGTTTAATTTTAACGTGATCGTGCTTGTGTGTGACAAAAGAAGACGCATGCTCAGCTCTTCGAATTCTTATTTGCTTAGGGATATCAAACATGTTGTCTGACATAGTGCCTATTGCTATATTGTCCCAAGCATTACTTCCTGGATCACCGTTTAAATGTCGAACAACTGTACCTTCTTCATAAAGGAGGTCTCCATACTTCTGAAAAGCTTGCAGCCTATGAATAGCTATGTTTATTGAAACTCCTACTAGCTTAAAAGTAAATCTGCAATACCCTCTGGGATCTTTGTATCCTACAATACTTCCTTTTTTATTGTATGCAACTCCTTCTTCTGTTACTACAAAACCTAATCTACTTGCTACAGCTTCTTTTTTATTTTCCATAGTTCAAATATAGTAAATTATTTTCGAACTATGAATCACTAAATATTTAATATGTACCTTCGGTCGGACTCGAACCAACACGTCTTGCGACACTAGATCCTAAATCTAGCATGTCTACCAATTTCATCACGAAGGCTTATTCATTATTATTATTGTACTGCCAGTTCCTCTATTCTATAGAATTCAACACAAGTCTTATCTGAAGGTATAACAGCAATACAGGTATTTGTATGCCTATAATTATCAATAACTTTTGCCATAGCACCTGTCTCTTTTATCTGAACAGCTATTCCCCAAGGTAGTACAGACTTTTTCAAGGCCTCTTCTCTTCTTTTATCTACTAACATATTATTGTATTTTGGGTGAATGATGGGAATCGAACCCACGAAACCCTTACGGGTACCAGGACCACAACCTGGCGCATTTGACCGCTCTGCAACAAACACCATGTATTAGTAGGAATATCGGGACTCGAACCCAAAACGACTGCTCCAAAAACAGTTGTGTTACCATTACACCATACTCCAGTTTGTAGCGCCAAGGAGAATCGAACTCCTATCTGCAGGATGAAAACCTGCTGTCCTAACCGTTAGACGATGGCGCCGTGCGCTTTATTTTTAAAGTTAAAAGCATAAACATCTTTGTCAAGTAGAAAGGATTCGAACCTTCCATGCACTGACCCAGCCAGTTACCAGTTTCCAATTACTGTATCTACTCGAATTTGTCGGGGTGGCAGGATTTGAACCTGCGACCTCCTGCTCCCAAAGCAGGCGCGATAGACCGGGCTACGCTACACCCCGAAATGCAAAAATCCCTCTATTGCTAGAAGGATTTTGTATATGTGTCTAAGACGATTTTTATTTAATCAGCCTATCATACAGAAGTTCCTCCGTTACAAAGTAGCGGTCGTGGTTGTTCTATATGAAGTAGTATTGCTTTCATGATTACAAATATAGCAAAAATATGCTGCCTTGCAACAAAAGCAGTATTTATTTTTCAGAGTTTTTCATGGAACTTTATCCAGAGGGTGCATTACATTAAAATAGTGTATTATTAGAGAGGGATCATGCATATTTTCAGTACATTTATCCACTAGATATATAAGAAATGACAGCAGTAAATAAGACCAACAAGATAAAGATAGAAACCCACAGAGGTAAGGAAGACACAGCTTTTGGAAAACATTCCAGGGTTCCTTTCCAGCTCGATAACATAGACTCAAAAAGCCTAATCGTTTTGGCTTTTATAGATATAGACCAGTTTCTGGATTCTACTTATAAATTAGGAGGTGACAGGAGAATTCTTTCACTAGAAACATTTACTACCGTACTGGGGTTGAGCAAGAACACTGTAAGAAAATGCATTAAAGACCTGGAGGATAAAGGGATAATAACTTCCTTTTTCAGAAACAAAATAGGCACTTCTTACGTTTCCAATATTCTCAAATTACGAATCAAATACCAAATCATAACCTACTCATTCATTTCTCGACCGGACCTCTCCCATTCCGTGAAGGCTTTTATAATAAAAGTCATCATGCTAGGAGAAAAAAGAATTTCAAACATCAGCAACATTACCGCTCTTGTTAAAGAAACTGGTGTATCGAGAAGGGCTTTAAACCTAATTCTGGAAGACTTAGATTCCAAGGGATACTTGTTAGATAGTGCTATAGGCGAAGGGATTCAGATCCTAGACGTGTCTAGCATTATGTTGGATTCTGAAGAAAAACTTCTCTTAGAGCACAGGGAACTTCGTGCGAAAGTTAACATCTTCGAAAACTTTGCTTCTTTTGAGGAAGAGATCGTAGTGCTTAACAAACGTATTGAAGTGTTGCTTAAAAAGATTGAGATGCTAAAGCACGACTCAAGTGAAGAAACCAAAAACATATAGCGCAGATTCATACGAAAGAAAGAAGTCTGCAGAACGCGCAAAGAACAAAGGATTAAAGAAGGATATTATCGATATCCAGGAGAAAGCTATTTACGAATCACACGAAAACAAGCTTGTATACACCTACGTTCTTAAAGACATTCAAAAAAATATTTATAAGATAGGCAAGACCGCTGACCCTCATGCCAGGTTTAAGAGCCTGTGTGTTAGGGGCAAAGTACTTCCAATAGCCTTAGTCAACAAAGACGTTGAAGATATTCTGCACGCGAAGTACGCTGATAACAGAATAGTTAACGAAGACTATAAACTAAACGGGGCAACTGAATGGTTTCGCCCTGGAGGGAAGTTTGACGAGTTTATTGCCTCCGTGGACAAAGGAGTATTCCTTCCTTACGTCACCCTGCATTCTTTGGTGCAAGACCTTCTTGAAAACAAAAACATTAGACTTAACGACCCCACCACAGAATGGGAGCTATCACAGAACAAGTTTGGGTACTATTTTGTAGGCCTTGAAGTCCTAGTTATGTTGGGATATGTGCAGCGAACTAAGTCTGTTATACTTCCTGGCAATAAAGAAGACGTGCTCTTAATAGGCAGCAAGCTGTCTGTTTCTGAGCGCGCTGTTGACGATATTAAGAACAATTATATAATTTATTTGTCTACTACCTTGGGTTCTAGTATCATAAAAGAAAATAAAAATAAAGACTCTAGATTAAGAAAGGTGGATTTAAAGAGCAAGGAGTTTAGCTCAGAGGTATTTTTATTACTAAATAAAGTATTATGATAGTATATAAAAAAATAATTTTAATCAATACATGTATTCAAGATGAGTTATTATAAACATATTAAAACTGTCCAGGCATTTCAATTGGGAAATATCATTCCAATAGCTCCCCGTAATTTTGGTGGTAAAGGCAGGCCTCTTGTTTATCAGCCGGAGGATCTTTCACAAGATTCTAATCCAATATCGATCACACCTGTTGGGGCCAAAAAATCTAGCAAAGAAGCTGCCGCCGCTAAGGCCTATATAGATAAAATTCCTAGCTATGTAGCACCAGTTAATCGTAAAGTTACTAAGGATTTTATTGCTAAGATACCTTCTTATAAAGACGGTAAAGAAAAGCAGGCTTTAGCTTCCCAGGCATATATAGATAAAATACCTAAGTATGTAAATCCTGTTGATAGGCAGTCTACTAAAGATTTTATTGCTAAGATCCCTAAGTATGTGGCACCGATTGACAGACAGGCTACTAAAGACTTCATAAATAAAATTCCTAGCTATGTAGCACCGGTTGACAGACAGGCCACTAAAGATTTTATCGCTAAGATACCTTCATATGTAGATCCGGCTAATCGTAAAGCTGTAGTAGATGCGGCAAAAGAAGAGATTGTTAGAAAAAATATGCCTACTGGATCTAAAGAAAAGACCGCTGCTGGGAAACTAAAAACTGAGGGAGCCGGTAAAGATTCTCCTGAGGTTGCTAGAAACAAAATGATACAACGTACGCTAGGTGTGAAAGTAGACGGAATCATGGGAACTAAATCTATGGCGGCACTTGAGGCCATGAAACAAACACAGATTAGTCTTGGATTTACCGACAAAGACGTTGACGGAATTAGAGGAATCAAAACCACTGCTGCAATTAATGCAAGGGATAAAGAAGTGTCTGCTCAGATTATGGCACTAAAAAAGCCAGCTACTACTGATAGATCTATGGACCCTATAAGAATTGCTCGTCCAGAGCAATCTAGGCAAGAGATGAGACAGGAGAAAAGAGCGTACAGAAAAGCACAAAGAGAGCTTGACAAAGCCCCAGTTGAATTTGACTACAAAAGAAATGGCGGTATTTTTTATTGCCCAACAAAATAAACTAAGCTAAGATTAGCTGGTAAATAAGAATAAAATAAGAAGATATGTTAATAGAAGACTGGAGACCCAAAATGTTCTGCAAAGATATAGAGTGCCAAAACCTGTCCATAAACGGACGGGTTTTCTTTCTTGAAGAAGGACATAAGTATTATCATGAGGATGATGCGCAGGACAATACAGTTTTACCTTTTGAAAATAGCAAGTATGCTTTCAGATCTCCGACAGGATTGATCAAGGATTTTCATGAGGAGTTTGATACTATACCAGAGGCTAAGAAGTATGTGATACGTCACAAGCTCTCCATTACGTGGGAGCAGCTTGTTTTTGCCTGGGACATGCTTGGGGATATGGCTTCTTTTGAGGGGACAACCCTGCACGGCTACGGTGAGTCCTTGTTTAATAAATGGGGAATGCAGGCGCCTGACTTGGCCAAGACACGCTTTGTGGAGGATCTACACAAAGAGCTGACATCAAAATATGTGTTGGCGAAAACAGAGCTTCTAGTATACTCTCTAGAGCTTAGAATGGCGGGACAGGTGGATCTACTGATGCGTAATGAAGACTCTACAGAGTACCACATTCTAGATTACAAATTCATTAAAGAACCGCTAGAGAGAAAGAGTTACTACAACAGATTTACTCGGAAGTATAAAATGATGAGCGGGCCGTTCTCTAGATTGATGGACACAAACTACTCTCATTACAGCATACAGCTTGAGATATACAGGTACTTGATGGGCGCCGTTGGCAGGAAGGTGAAAACAAAACGACTTATGGTTGTTACTCCAGAAGGCTACGAGCTTGTTCACACGATCCCGATGAAGATCTGGGTTACTACCGACGGCGTGCTGCATGCAAAATATAAACATTACAAAGATAAAATATACGATTCATCCAAAGACCCCGTCTACCTGGAGAACCCTTACAGACTAATTTAATATGATATGGAAAATACTACAGCCGTAGAGGAGAAGGCCCTCAGACCTAGAATTGAAAAAATATTCTTCTCCTCAGGAGACATCGTAATGGTAAAACACGACATACCAAACAGGCCTTTTATGATTGTACAATCTATAGATAAACTTCCGGTTGCCTCAGGCGATCGAGTGGCTTTGCTAGGAGTAACTTGTATATGGTTTTCCTCTGATCTGAAACTTCAGAAAAGCAGGTTTTCCACAAAGGACATTATGAAAAAACCAATCAATGATTAGATTCACCATAACAAGTGGAAAGCTAGTTCTCGACCCCAACATTGTTCTGTTCAAGGACTTGCAGGATTTATTTAATTGTGCTGACGGACCCAAGTTCCTTCAGGTGATTTACTACACCCATTCTACAGAGCCAGACAACCCTTTCACTGGGCTGGATGCTAGAGTACTGGAAGAGAATATCTTGCGGGCGGTGTTTAACAAAAGCACTTGGAAGGAGCTCAAAGTTCCTAAGGCAACTGAAGATAAATTCAAATTGGCTACAGACCTTTTCCTGATGTACAACAGTACTCCTGAAATACGTATGCTTAAGTCTATCGATAAAAAAATAGACGAGATATCTACGATGCTAGATGATAACATTCCTATCATAGAGGAGTCTGTGACTAATTCAGGAGAAACAAAGTTCAACTCTAACTTACCTATCATGCTTAATGCCTTCGCTAAGCTGGAGACCATTATGAAGAGTAAGGTATTGTTGCAGAGCGCTATTGCCAAAACGGTTGGAGCAGGTAGAAACAAAGGGGATGTCTCAACCAGTTTTAGGGAGAGAGGAGCCGTTTAACAGACACGTATGAGAATTAGCGCAAAGACTTCTTACGAGAGATATAGCAAAACAAAACTTCCTTTTCTTACTTATGGAGAGGATGGCACTATTATGAATGGCCACTGGGATGTCACTGAGACCAAGGAGTTTCTAGAGGGCATTCGTACGGGCCAGGAAGAGGTGCGCTTAAAAGATTATTTAGTATACCGTCCAATACCCAAGGCTATACTTGCTTTGAGAGACAAGCCTGATGTGCATCCGGAAAGTTACGAGATGCAGCTTTATTATACAAAGCTCATGAAGGTCATGAAAGAAGGTATTTATATAGGGGCAGAATACTACAATCCTATGTTTTGTTTTTGGGTGATCATGTTTATTTTTGAAATCCCTGTGTACGATGACAACGGTAACCCAATGGAAGGTTTTGAAACAGGGCGTCCATTGTATTCTACTATTGATAGATATATTTTTGATCTGCTTTGGAAAGGGTATAAGCTGAAAGAGTACGCCGCTATTATGGGTGGAAGGGGTATTGGTAAATCCTTTATCACTGACTCTGTGCTGGCTTGGTACTACATGATATTTGACAAGCAGGAAATTATAGTCTCTGCAACTTCTGACCCAATTGTCGAGGAAGCTTGGGACAAAGTGGTAGACACTATTAAGGCCATAGAGAAAGAGTACCCGGGGCTTAAGCAACACCAGATGGTGAAGTCTAACAAGAAGATTGTTGCTGGTACTGAATACTACGATACCAATAATGACCTTCAAGTAAGAGGATCTGAAAATGAAATTAGAAGAATTACTTATGCAGACAATCCCAACGTTACAAGGGGGCGTCGTCCGCACTTCCAGCATATTGAAGAGTTTGCATCTTTTCCTTCTCACCCGGGAAAAGGCTCACTGAAAAACTGTTTAGGACAATCTAAAGGATCTTGGAAAGTGATGGGGGCAATTAAGAAGGCCTTCGTGATGATGACAGGTACCGGTGGATCTGTAAACAACAAGGATGCCGAGGATGTTTTTACTAATCCAAGAGGTTTTAACTTACTCGTGATCAACGAATGGGGACAGGAAACAGGGATCTTTATTCCAGCTTTCTTAAAGTACGGGGGAACCTGGGAATCTAGCGGTGTGCCTAACATTGAGCTAGCAATGATGCAGCTTATCCACTCTAGAAAAGCTTTGGAAACAGACCCTATCGCTTACATGCAGGAACTACAGGAATTCCCAATTACTCTGGAAGAGGTGTTTACCATCAAAGGATCCAACATATTCAACCAAGATAAAATTGCCGAGCAGCTCACCAAGCTAAAGACCATGGTGAAGAAGCCTTGGATGGAAGGGCGCTTAGAGTATACCATGTTGCCTGATGGAACAATTACAGGGGTAAACTTTGTAGAATGTGCCGGTGGAAAAATTATAATAATTGAGCTGCCTGATAAGGAGCCTGACGGATCTATAAGCAACAATCTGTATGTCGGCGGGGTCGACAGCATTGACCAGGGTCAAAAGGATTCGCTAGTGAAGGACGGCTCTAAGCTCGCTTGTGCTATAAAGAAACGATTCTCTAACAACATGTTTTCCAGAACCAGCAACCTATACGTTTGCTTTTATAACGAGAGATCAGATGACGTGCGATGGGATTATGAAAACGTGCTAAAGATTTCAATGCTTTACCATGCCAGGCTTAACGTGGAATACACTAAGATAAATATTATTGCTTTTTTCAGAATGAAGAAACAGTTTTGGAGAATTTTGCAACGACCATCGATTGCTATTGGATCCAATGTAAGCGGAGATAAGGCTAGCACACTACTTGGAACACCGGCTACTTCAGCTGTGATTGCCCATCAGGATCAGAAGCTAGCAGATTATATTGATGACTACTACTACCAGATACTGTACCCTCCTGTGTTAGAGCAGATGAGAGATTACTCTTCTGACAATCGAACTAAATTCGATTTCGTAGTAGCCTGTGGATTGGCAGAGCTGGCGGATGAGGATGGAATGGGAAGGCCTGCTTCAGGATCAGGTTCTGCTTCGAAGGAACTGACCATGTTTGGAATATACAAAGACGCAAGCGGTCGAAAAAGATGGGGCGAGATACCTGTAAGCAGCCAGGCAGAACTTAAGTCAATAGCCTTGGAAGAAGTAGAAGAAATACAAAGTAATGCATTTAGTTGGATAGATCCGACGCAGCAGTAGAAACCGAAAATTAATTAGTATTATATAAACAGATTTAATAATTAATATGAATAATATGGACAATCAAAAGAGCATGGACTTAGGTGCAGTGAAGGAACAAATTCGCGCAACACACGAAGGTCTTGGACAAATCAGAAGCATGGAGTATGCTAAAAACCTGACTGCCAACAACAATTTAGAAGACATCATTCCTGTAGGAGATAGGATTGTAGTAGCCCTTAAGGCTTGGCCTGCACAGAGTATAAAGGGAATCTTTATGCCAGAGAGTTACACGGTGATCAGAGGTCAGCAGTATGTTACTGAAGTAATAGCTGTTGGAGAAGATGTGAAGCTAGTGGAAAAAGGAGACGTGGCCGTAGTGTCAATGTATTCTGGACATCACGTAACAACAAAAACAGGGCACGCAAAAATCATCTCTGAAGGAGACATTCTAAATTATAAAAAAGCAGCAGAAATGAAAAAGACATTATCATTTGACCCGAAGACATTTCAGCCGGGAATAAACTACATCTTGGTGGAGATGATAGAAAAGAAAACAGTAAAAAGTGATGGTGGTATTATCATGCAGGTAGGTGAAGATGACGCCATGAATACCACTGATGTAGCAACAAAAACGGCTAAAGTTGTAGCTGTTGGACCAACTAACGAATACGGCAAGACGTATAAGGATATTAAAATAGGTTCTGTAATAATATTTGACGCCTATGTTGGAATGGCCATGAATGCTAACGAAGTTACCGATTCAGAAAAATACCGTATAATGTTCTCAAACGATATCTTGGGATTCATTATACAGAAATAATTAATCTAAAGTAGACTATGTATATCAATAATTATTTATCTCTACAAAAAGAGGTATTCCTTTCCGATAAAGAAAAGCTTAGCGATACGTACTTTCACGATTTGGCGGACTTTTATATTGCTGCTTTGGTGAGAACCAAGGGCCATATAGCAGCCGCTAGAAACTACTATTCAAGTACTAGGGACGAGCTTGATTTTCAATACCTGGAAGATATTTACGGTATGCAAAATCCTATAGATCTAGGTTTTACAAACATAATTAAGCCTCGGGTTGATGCCTTGGTCGGACTCAGCTTACTATCTGAGCCTGATTTCAGGGTGGCTTACACCGATGCTGATACAATAAAGGCGGTTGCAGAAGAAAAGCTCGAAGGAGTGTTGTCGGAATTAAAAACCGAAATGGGTCGGGTTATGACGCAGAATAGCAATAACGCTGCTAATAACCCGGACGGCCCTAAACCTGCAGAGAACGCGGCACCTTCTGAAGGAACCAAGGACTGGCTGAAAAAACTAACCGCTAAATACGGGGAAAACTACAAATCGTCTTACGAGGTAGCGGCGCAGCACATTTTAAATCTGATTCAAACTGATTCAGATATTGACTTGTCCAATATTAAAAAAGAAATTTCCAAAGATTACTTTATTACAGGAGAAGCTTACACACGTGAGCGGTATATGGGGGAAGGCAAGGATCCTAAAAAGGAGTCTGTACGCCCGGAGTACATATACACAAACAAACCAAGGTATGACAGAGACCTTAAGAACACGGATGTGGTGGTAAATCACAAGCGCGTTTCTGTACATAATATCCTCAAAGAACTTGGGGACAAAATAACAAAAGAGCAAGCGGAAATTCTTTTCAATTCTTACGCTAATCTTAGTTCTGATATAGATCTAATGAATGGTCCTGCAGATGTAATGATACAAACTGAAGGCAATCATGAAATGGATACAAAACTGGGCACAGGGTACTCTAACAGTACTGGGGGATTGACGGGAGATCTAGTAGACTTTTATCATATTGAGTGGCTGGCTTCAACCAGAATTCCAGACGGAAAAGGCGGAAGTGTTTACAGAGAAGATCGATATGAGTGTTACAGAGTAGGTACTGAACTTCACATGGGAGGACGTCGTTGCGAAGAAGCACCAAGAAGAAGAGATACTCCATGGAAAACTACTCTGAGTTACAAAGCCCTTATCAATGTTGCTCCTAACGGAGTTATCGATTCTATGGTAAATAGCATGAGAGAGCTTCAGGATTTGTATGACATCATGATGTTTTTCAGAAATAATACTGTAGCCAACTCTGGCGTATCCGGATCTAGAGTAAACATCGCTGCTATACCAAAAGCGTTAGGTAAAACTTTCATGACCAGGTTGACGAAATGGGTTACGCTCAGAAAGCAAGGACTTGAGCTTGTAGACCCTACGGAAGATGGCGCAAACTTGTTTCAACACTACGGTGACTTTAACGCCTCTATTCAAGGAGATGCTATTAATGCAGTCAATGCTATTTTAGAATCCCTTGCTGTTCAAGCAGACATTGTCTCTGGGGTGCCCAGACAAATGCTAGGTGTAATCGAGCAGAGAGACGCAGTTGAAAATGTAAAGGTGGGAATTAATCAGGTATCTGTACTTTCCCTGGAGATGTTTAGAGATATTGACAGGTGTCTTAACAGCGGCGTACAAGAAACCCTTGACAATTTTAAATGGGCTTACAGGAATAAACCTAAGCAAGGCATCTATAACAATGGATTTGCTATGGTGCCTTTTATAGTTTCACCGACTAAATTTTCTTTGACAGACTACAGAGTAACTGTTATATCTTCAGGAATTGAGAATGCGAAGCTGCTTAAAATTCAGGCTTTAGCGGCTGAGTTTGTAAAAGCTCAAGCTATTGATCCTGATGTCCTTGTGGGTATTATGAACAAGAAGTCTGTTCATGAAGTAGAGAATATTCTTAAGGTAGCTTTAGCTGCTAAGAAAGAAGAAATGGCCAGCATACAGAAAATGCAACAGGCCCTTGATCAGGCTCAAGAAGAAATTTCTAAGCTACAAGCTGAGATAGCTAGATTGGAAAACAACGCTTCTATGGCCAGTAAGGAGCGCCTTGAATTGGATAAGAATATGGCTAAAGCTGACGAAGCATTACGTGCTAGAGAGCTTACCATTACTGAAGAAAAGAACAAGAAGGAAGATAAAATAAGCCAACAAGAAGTGGTGCTTAAGAAACAAACTGTTGAGCTTGAAAAAGAGCAGCTGTTGTTTGATTCCGGAAACGCAAAGGAAATAAAAAATAACTTTTAATTAGACGATAATGGACATACCAAGCGTATTGATTTCAGATACTAACGGAAGCCTCGCTTCAGATCTATTCAAGATCCACGTAGATAATCCTACCATCTCAGCTAGCCTTACAGACGAAGTGTCAAAGAGCAGGATGCTTACAGTGGCTTTAGATAATGTTAGGCTGGACTCAGTACCTAACATCCACAACTCGACATACAAAATATTCTTAGCCTATAATGGCACTCTTGGGTACTCCAATAAAGTATTCACTACAGTGGTAAAAGAAATCAAAGGGACTTTCGATTCGTCAAATATCCCAGTGCTTTCGTTTGATCCTGGGATGGTTTCTCGTCCTAGTCGTGAGATGCTGGATGAAGTTGTAATTGATATCAAAATGTTTAACGGTTCTGTTGATGTACTAAGGTATGCGCAGGGAGAGTTGCATAACGGAGAAAAAACATACTACGTAAAAGAGTCCCGCGCTTATCCTACTCAAATTACAGGCATGCCAAACATGGTGGGCGACAAGGTAATTATGGATGGGTGGTATTCATATACAGCAATTATTTTTCGAAATATAGCTGAGGGAGCTACAGTAGTTAAGGATACTTTTTATGCTTTGAACGAGTTTATATTCAAAGCTTCTGATAACGGTCAACTGTACATAGATGCTGCTACAAACAACAAGGTAATTTTAAGGCCTGGAGATAACACAACTGCTCAGGCGGCTGTGCAACAAAAGAATGAAGATTACACACAACTGTTGTTTCAACTTAACGAGACTACAGGAACCGGGGCCCATGGAAACAATGTATTTATACATTCGCAGCTTTTGGTAACGGATCAAATTAGAGACGCTATTACTGCAGAGGCTGTGTCCGCTGCTTTTGCTGAGCCTACTGACTATGTAGATTTTCAAAACTGGCAGAAACTTACTTTAAAAAGAATGGCCGCATCGGTTATGTTTCAGAACGGGCTTTTTGAGAACGCTCAAATTATTATGGAATCTGCTAGAGAGATCTGCTCACCAGGCAAGTATAATTCAAACTGCTAAGACATGCTACAAATAAACAACATAGATACTGCAATAAATAAAGGCTACGAAGAAATTGCGAGCCTTCAGTTGAGCATTGCTAAAAGATCCCGTGTAAGTGGTGACGTAACTATTTTCAACAAGAAACAGATGCTGTCTACTAAATTGTATGCGTTTATCACAGCAATAACTGAAGTACCGTTTAATCATAATCCAGCAGATAATTTGGTGGTAGCTCGCTTGTATAACAGCATTAAATTAATAACTAAAGATCTAAGACAATGGGACTAGGAAAATACAGACCGTACAAAGATGAATTCCACGATGAGGGCTATGAAAAAAGAGTAACAGTACCTGCAGATTTTGTACCGGATTTCTATAACAGAAACACAATTCAAGTATGGGACGTGAGTTCAGTGGCTTCTGTAGAAGTGCGTAAATGGAAAGGAGTTACTTTAGAAGACAGAAGCTTGCATGAGATCACTATTGTCAATAACAACAATACTGCAAAGGCAATAAAGTTTTCTAGCATCTATTCCTTGCCGGATTCAGATTCGATTGATGAGCAGGAAGTACTTTTAGGTCCTCAAGGATCTGCGCACTTCTACTGCACAGCATCACTGGTGGAGAATAACTTAGTCTTTACTATGAGAAAAGGATCTCAGGATAAGAGAAATGTGTAGTCCGCTTTACGTTTAAATAAATTAAGTGTATTATAGAATTAAGAATAAAATAATAAATAAGAATAATATGGAAAAGAAAATATTTCAAAGCGGTGGTCCGATCATCGACGAGGATGAATTGTTTGAAGACGGGTCTGTTGCTCAAGGGCAAGAACCAGTTTCAGGCGGCGCTTTAGACGGAGAGTTAGTAGGAGGAACAGATAATTTTGCGCAAGATCCTCCAGAAATTACTGACCTTGACGAACCTGCAGGATATGTAGCACCTCTTGAGAGTTCTGACCTTACAGGAGTGGAGCAGTTTTTAACAGCTTACGGTGTTCAAGGAGGTGTAATTACTTATGAAGATGGGTCTTCAGCACGTTTTTCAGAACTTGATTCTGCTGAGCAGGCGGAAATATTAAGTTCTTTGGTATCAGAAAGTGTCCCTTCAATAGAAGAGAAATACAATCTAGACGAAGACGAGGTAAATTTACTCAACACACTGCGCGATAGCGACATGACTTCTGAGGAGTTTATCAACAGCTTAGTTGATTACAGAATGCAAGCCGTTTCGGCACAAAGAGAACTGAGCACTACCGATTATGAAGCAGTATCTGACGACGGTATTTTTGTAAAGAGTCTTCGTGATTCTTACCCTGAAATTACTGATGAGGAGATTGCAGACGAATTATTTAAAGCAAAAGATCTATCGAGCTACGCTACTACAACAGAAGCGATGAGACAGCTGTACATGACGCAACAAGCGGAAGACAACTACTACAAGCAAGAAGAAAACAATAAAGTATTCAGCGAGCAGCTGGAAGCACAAAGGCATGAGATTGTTGAGACTGTAGAGGACATAAACGATATTGGCGGTGCTAGTATCTCCTCTGAGATGAAAGAATATTTGCTGCATGATATAATGGAACTCAATGATAACAGAGATCCTATATTGATGGAGAAATTATTTGGAAGTCCTGAGGCTATGTTTAAAGCCAACTGGTTTTTAAATTACGGTGAGGCTTACATGACAGAGACAAATAGCTATTGGAAAAACGAAGTATCCAAAGCTCGTAAAGAAGGGTACATGCAAGCCACAAATGGTATGCCAGGAAACCCTGTAAACATTGCAGGAGTTAACAAAAACGGTCAGAGAGTAGCGCAGGGTAATCAGACCTACGGAAAAGAATTGACTGAAGAAGAACTTTTTGAAAGAGCACAATCAGAATAAACAACTAACCCAAATATTAATTATAAATTTCTAGAATATGAGAATTGTAGATCGCAAGTTTGTCGACAAAAACATACACACGACTAGAACTCGCCAACACTTCGGGGCTCTCTTAGGAGAAAAGCCACACGTAATGGGGCAAGTAGTACGTATGTATCCACGTTTGACTATCAGTAATCTTACTGAAGGTTTAAGAAACG